CCATCTACCATTGGAGTCAATGTCAAGGTCAAATATACCAGCAGTAGCTGTGTTAGAAACAGCACCCTGTTCAGCAACCTTGTAGATAGTTCTGATGACTTCTCTGTTGATTTCAGCGAGAATCTCAGTAGAGAGGATGTTAGCTAACTCAGCCTCAGCGTTTAGTCCGTGGATGGCTTTCAAGTCTTGAGCCAGTTCTAGACTGTACTCAGCTTTCAGTGCTCTGGACTTAGCTGTGACGGTTACCTTCTCAATACTGAAGGCCATCTGGTTGAAGTGGTCACCAGTGGTTCCACCTAGTGCTTCAGACTCAGCTGTGGTCATTCCCTGACCAACGTTGTAAGCTGTAGATGTAGCAGTACCAACTGGGTTCAGTAGTGATGGATTACCACCAGCCTGATCAGTTGTACCAATACCAGCAGCGGCGTCAGACCAACCACCAGTAAGGTTATTGCCATCATCCTGACCCGAGAAGGCGGTGTTGGCTTCATTGAATAGGGCCTCAGTACCAGTCATGCTGGTGTATCTGGACCTCATTGCAAAGATTAGTCCAGTAGGACCACTCATTGGTTGAACACCAGCCAGGTCATAAGCGACCAGATTTGGCATTGCACGTCTGATGAGTGAGATCAGAACTGGATCGAAGTTAGCAACTCCACCATTCGAAACTGAGTTGGTGGGAACTGCTTCCATGAGGTTGATGCCATTGTTAAATGACTCTTCCTCTTTTAAAAACTTTTCTTGGTTTTCTAGCAGGACGGCGGTAACACTTCTACGATGCGCGTCTTTGATTGGATCAAGACCCTCATAGTCGAGGAGTGGACTCCACTTTTCCTGCAATTTTTCTGATTGAAACATTGCGGATTTACCTAATTGTGTTTTTTGTTTGAATTTGTAATTAAATCAGCTTTTGCTAAATGCTCCCATTGTCTTGAGATAACGATCCATACTGTTTGAAACAGGTTCTGGAGTACTATCTACTCCCTCAGAAAGGGTTTGTGGTGAGCTGGACTTAGCGGCTGGAGCAGCTTTGGAGAAATAAGATTCCTTCAAAGTTTCCAGTTTCTCACGATACGATTCTTCACTTCCAAACTCTACACTTTCAGCAAGTGAAGCGAGCTTCTCTTTCTGTGTGGCAGCTAGGCCATCAGAAACTGATTCAAGAATACCAGAAGCAACAGACTCACCGAGTCTCTTGTTTAATCCGACATTCTTCTCAATCTGCTCGTTGAGTTTTGATTCCATATCATCTAGTTTTTCTACCATATTCTCAAGTACATCATACTTATCTTCAGGGATTGATACATAATGTTCTTCAAATAGTGACTTCATACCTCCAAGGAAGGATTCAGTCATTTCTGTTTTGAGGCCATGCTCAATAGCGAGTTGGTTTTCTACCATCCACTCTTCTGAAACATATTCCAGATAAGAGTCAACACGCTCAGTTAGAGATGTTCTCATCTCTGATTTAGCCTCATTAATCTTTTCTTGGTTCTCCTCTTCCAGTTTAGTCTGGATTTGAGATACCTTAGAGTTTAAAGCTGCTTCGAAAACAACCTTAGCTTTTTCTCTAAATTCTTCTGAGAGTTCTTCTCCTCCAAGAAGTGCATTAACATCATCTTCGATGTTAACTTCAATAGTCTCCTCAACTGTCTCTTGTTCGGAAACTACTTCTTCAGGAGTTTCAGTAGGCTCTTCAGCTACTACTTCTTGAGAATCTTCCACTTCTGCCTCATCTCCGGATTTGATAATTTTTTGGTCACCAGGAACCGCATTTTTGTTAACTACATCATGTACAGTCTTAATCTTAGGCTCTTTGAGCTTCATTGAATCACCAGTTGGACTGGCGTCGTACGGAGTAGGACCTCCCAAATCCTCAAATGGAGGGTTATTACCAGGTGCGGATAAGGGCTTACCCATTGGTTGGGGTGGGGCAGCGTTCTTATTCACAGCAGTCTTAGACTGTTCCATTTCTTGTAATTTTGTACCACGAGACATTTGTAACTCTCCGAATTAATCGAATTTAATCTATCTTTATTTATAAATAATGAACTTCTATAGGTGCAAAGATACCTATAGAGTATTGAGAAAATCAGTAAACAGATCTACTTTTTTCTCATCAAGTTGTTTTTGTGTAACCAGGGTGTTAATTTCTCTGTAGATTTTGGCTACATTTTGTTCTCTAAGAACACCACCATCCCATACCCACTCTCTTCCTTCCATAATACCTTCAACAAAAGCATCAGGTGCAGAAGGATCTGCCACAATATCAGCAGCTGTAGATAACATAAAGTCATCACTAACTACCTGAACCCCTTCCCGAGTTGGCTTTAAGGATCCAATTCCTCTAGAAGAAACACCAAGTTTTACGCCTTCATCAATAAGAGACTTAGCGATATTCCCCATTGGTGTATTAAGGACTTTTGCTTTTCCTATAAAGTTTGATCCACTCTCTTTAAGTGAAACAATTTTATGGGAAACTCTGTCAAGATTGACAGTAGGACCTTCAGGATGACCAAGTTCTCCTAATGCTCTTCCTTTTTGAATATGATTTTCATTATACCTTTGGACTTCCTTTCTCAAGGTTGCCATAGGATACATTCTACCATTTCTATTTTGAAGATCACCTTGTAAGAAGATGCCTTCTATGAACATACTTTTCTTACCGTTCTTTTCTTCAACGATAAAATCTACAGTTTCAATTTCTTCTCTAATGAGTTTCATCAGGCGTCTCCGGTTGTTTGAACTTGTTGGAAGTGAAGGACTCCAGTACCAGAACTTCCATAATTACCAACGATAATATCATCTCTCAATTCAGCATAAGGAACAGCAGTATTGTTATTACCTTTAAATGCTGTGGCATAACCAACTCCATAATCATTATTAACTACAATTCTAGTATTAAAATAACCATCCACTCCAGCTGTATTGTTGATGCTGGCTATAGTCTTATTACTAAACTCATAATAATCTTGACTTCCACCTGTTACAGTTAAACTAACAACCTGTCCTTGATAGAAAGGACAACCTGTTCCTTCTGGAAAATCAATAATAGTGGTTTCTCCACTAGTTGTAATTCCCACAACTCTTTGAGCTGAAGGTCTTCCACAAGAGAGTGTTACAGAATTACCACTTGCCAAATAGAAATTTGCATTAGTAGCAGTATGAGTATTTCCAACAGCAATATGACAACTAGCGCCCTCAGCTGTAAATCTCATGCTATCTGATTTATGAGCCAAATATGACCCAGCTGTGTTTGTAGCTACGGCAATTGCTATGGAAGCTCCACTCCCAACTGGTTGTAACGCCATTATTTTAAGATTCCAATAGTCCTTCTAGTTATTTATTAGATTTAATTATCCGGGATTAGTTAAAACTGCACCACCAATACTAGGAGTTTGAGTTACAGAGGTTTCAGGATCTTCCTCTTCTTCAGGTTCAGATTCTTGGTCTAGATTGACGTCAGTTTCAGCAGAAGGTTCTTCAGATTCTTCACCCTCTGGATTATCTAAATCTACATCTTGATCAAAAAGACGGGATGCAATGTCTGGTTTAATGGTATTAATTTTTTCTGCGCTCTTTGCAAAAAGAATATCTTTAATCTTCTCAGTAGCATCTGACGCCGAAATACCATCGTTCATCAGAGTATCCATCAGTTCATCCATTTTGTAAAAGTTATAACTTCAAGACGTATTTATACAATCACTTACGATCTGGATGTAAGTAATTATAATCCATAATCATAGCAAATAATCTATTTTTCTGAAAATCTAAAAATTGCTTTTCTTCTGGAGGTCTGTCTGATGGAGCCACTTCTTGATATTTAACCATAGCATTATATAATAATCTAGTTTCTCTGATGCCCATTTTAGACTGGCACCACCATTCAGTATTATCGTTGGGATTATACCAGGGTATTTCCGCACTATTTGTACTTACCCCAACAGAACTAATCAATTATATCTCTCCACCCCTCGGCAATTTATCAGGAGCTAATCTTACTGGATCTGGATCCTTAGGAACAGAAGTATTTTGAATGGCATTAGAGCCATTACCAGGATCACCCATTATCTGTGCTTCCAATCCAGCCACTACCGGATCTTCAATTGTCCCATCTGCAATTTCCTTATCAATCATCTTATCCTGTTCAATAATTTCCTCATCAGTTTGACGAAGAATCTTACGTCTTACATAATCTTGAGAATAATACTTACCAACATAAGGTTCAGCCAAAGCTGCTAAATTCAACCTTTCAGTAGTCAATTCAGCATTCTTCAATTCAGCGAAGTGATTATCATAAAGGAAGTCATACTGAATATGATCAGACATTCTGTCCCAATCTTCTGGAGTAATTACATTCTTTAGGAGTAATTGGGTCTTCAGTAAGTCATTAAAGAGATGAGAAAATCTCTTTCTCATTCTACCTACAAACTTACTAAACTTAATTTCATCTCTTAATATCTCAGATGATCTACCTAAACTAAATCCAGAACCTTCTCCTTCAATTCTAGTCTCAGGAACGTTCAATGACCTATAGAGTTTTCTCTGGAAATAGTTAATATCAGTAATTTCACCAAGATTTTGTCCACCTGGAAGTGTAGTAATTTCTGTTCCTCTACCACCTTCTCTTCTAGGAAGCCAGAAATCTTCCATCATAGACATAAATTTCTTGTCATCTCTGACTTCACCAGTATTGGCATCATAAACTAACTTATTACGATACCTCATCATTACATCTCTGAGGTATTGTTCTGCCTTAATTTTTGGAAGATTACCTACATCAATATAGAAAATTCTTCTTTCTGGTGCTCTTGATAAACGATAAATTACCAAACTATCCTCAATCATCATCAACTGATTGATTGGTTTGATAGCTTTATGTAACCAAGAAAGAGTAGTACCTTTGTTCCTATCTACAAGACCAGAAGTACAATAAGTGACTGAATCACGAGTCATCTTTATCCCTTTTTGGGGATTTTGTGCTCCTCCACCATAAGTATTGGCATTTCCAGTCTTATCATAACTTCCAGGATTATATACAAAGTATTCCTCTACATCTGGGAAATCATAAACTTGAGATGGATTTTCATCCATAGCCCATTGAGGTTGATTCCCAGGACCATCCTTAGTTTTCTTCAATTGACGCACATAACGCATCTTTGATGAATCAATATATCTTAATTCTTGAATTCCTTCGTGTGGAGCTTTTTGATCAATTACTTTATTATAATATAATCTACCATCAATATACCAATTTCTAAAAATTTCATGAGCTTTTCTATCAAAATCTAAGAGCTCACAAACATATTTAAATTCTTCTCTAATAGTCTTTTTAATACCATCACTAGCATTTAAATTAGATAATTCAACTTCTATTGGACTATCATTAGTATCTGTTACAATAGCTTCATTTACAATGTCTTCAATAGCACTATCACATTCAGGATAAAGTGACATTGAACGATATCTTCTAATTAAATCATTCTCAGTTCTATAAACACCTTCAATGTCTACATATGAACCAAAAAACCCACTGCTGATGTAGTGTTCCGATCCATCCTGATTGTTAGGTGGGACCGGTGATACTACACCAGGTGGGGTTTTTTCTGTATCCTCAATCGAGAAACCAAATAATCTGGCAGTCATGTCAATATATTTCTAGAAGATTTACCTTCTAGTATTTAGATGACCAGAGATTAAGTAGGTATGGGCCAATCTGGTGGATTCTGAACAGCTTCATTAGCGTTACGAGTTTGACCACTAACTGTGAAGTACTGCATCTGGAATGTAACATCAAACTGTTCTATAGTATCTGTAGTTTCATAACTCAGATCAATAGCACTTACTTCAGTTGGGAAGATGTCATAGAACCTATAGCTTCTTAAAACAGAGCTCTCACCAAAATCTTGAGCTGTTTGATTTCCAACTTTACTTCTTCCAAGTTGCTTCACAAAGGCATCAGTCATATAAGAACTAGGATTAGTAGCACCAGTGCCATCTACCAAGTTACTCATAGCATTCATCCACTTCTCAAAAGCCGTTCTAAGTAAGAAATCTTCATCATTAATAACTGTAATAGTCCAATCAGCGAATGTTCTGTCTCCAGCCACTTTCAGGATTCTTCCTCTAAATGGAACTGGAACTTCAGCCACTGTAGAAGCTGGAAGTGATGTAGCCTTACACATGAATTGTAATTCAGTCTGTAAGTCAGTAGTCCAAGCACCATTACCTACTGCTGATGGAAAATCATCTATAGTTACTTCAAATAAATTGGGTCTAGCGCCTCCACCAGCCAGTGCTGATTTGAAGCCGCTTATGGTCTTTACTGGGATAGCATTAGCCATTGTTTTAAATTCCTCCTTTAGTTATTGAATAATTAAATCAAACAGTCCCAACGACTTCAGAGAAGTCAACACCTGTCTTCGTAGCTACGAAGGTCAGAGTTACGTAGTTGATAGATTTAGTTGGCTTGAGGTAAATATCAGCCCTAAATTCATTATTGTCTATAACATCGGGAGTATTATTGGACTCATCACAAACTACGAGGAAGTCATAAACACCTCTCTTAGCCTGTACATCACGAAGGTATGGTTCAACAATATTCACAAAAGCTGCTCTTGTGTTGTTGTCATTCAATTCAAAGAGTTGAGCGTTAGCGGCTCCTTCAAGAGCCTGCTCTACTGTTAGGAACAACCTTCTAACATTAATTCTGTCAAAGGCTGAAGAGTAAGACAGAGCTGTCTTATCACCATAAAGGATAATACCAGATCCTTTCTGATTAACAATAGGATTAATCCTAGCTGAATAAAGAACATCTCTTTGATCCTTAGATGGGTTATAAGCCATCTTAATAGCAAAGTTAATGTTTCCTCTTTGCTGACCCGCGGGTGAGAACCAAGGATATCTTTCAATAGCTGTTCTTACCATTAATCCAGCGATGTCACCATTGGTAGGAATCCAACGGAACTCATTATTAAACCTATCATACATATACTTCCAACCAGTATCCAATACTGCGTAAGAGGAAGAAGTAACTGGACTATAAAACTTCAGTAAGTTATTAGTCTGAGTAGTAGTGTTAGTCTCACCAACCAAATTAGCTCTATGAGGTGAAATGGTTGCCATACAATCCTTCCTTCCTTCAGCTAGTGAAATTAGAAGGTTTGCTTTTGCTTGAGATTGATCTTCAGAAGAAAGACCTGGACCCATAATCAAGTAATCAACATCTTCATTTTCTTTAACTGCAAATAAGTTATAAGAAGTAAGGAGATTACCTAAAGTGGCTGCCATTCCCTTAGAAGAGGAATAATCAACACCAGCTGTTAATTCAAATGTATTGTTACCTATAGCACTAAAGGTAACTCCTTGTGCGTCTTGACCCCATAAACCGGAAGCATCAGTAACAGGTGTAAAATCGGTTGAGAAACCACCAGGATGTACAGTAGTACTCCAAATGCTGTTATCAGTCTGAGAAAGGTTGTATCCAGCGTAAATTTCTTCAGAAGCTGTCTGAAGATAAGTCTTATAATAAGTCTTATCAGGAGCGGCTCCATCAGCAACTGTATCTTTTGCTTTAGAGAGGAACGTATGTTTCTCCATTATCGTTCCTTGGATTCCAGTAACATCACCAGTATCATCAACAATGACTACGTGCATCGAGTCATTCTTAGACTTTCTTTGCAAACAG